CTTCGTGGTCTGAAACAGAATCTTCAGATGATTTTGCTATTCAAGTTTTGAAGTTGAACAGTGAGAAGCAGATTTCAACATTAGTTCATTCATACGCTTTATCAGGAAGTTCTTTAAAAGATCATATTAAGTACTTCTTATATGTATTGAAGAATTTCAATGTTGTTGCTGTGTGCATGGACTATAACGGAGGTGTTCAATTTATGAATTCATGCAATGAAAGTGAATTGTTTAAAACTGAAGGGATAAATTTAAAACAAATAGTTACAGAATTTGAAAAGCCTGAAGATTATCCTCAGAATCTGATAACAGCTAAAAATGAATACAACAAATCAGATTATAAATATGTATTTTTAAGAAAGCCTACTTCTAGTTGGATTAGAACTGCTAATGAATTACTTCAGGCGAACTTTGATCATAGAAGAATATTTTTTGGCAGTAGAGCTATTGATGACAACTTTAGAGCTCAGACAAGAAAGAAAATAGGAATACTAAATATGAAATTTTCTAATATGGCTGATTCAGATAAACAAAATGAAGAAGCTAAAATGATCGATTTTGTTGAGCATTTAACTGATATGATTTTGTTAACAAAAACTGAATGCGCACTTATTCAAATAACTACAACAGCCCAAGGCACACAAAGTTTTGATTTACCTCCAAATTTAAGAAGAAAGACTGGGCCAGATAAACCAAGAAAAGATAGTTATTCTGCTTTGGTTTTAGGAAATTGGTTAGCAAAAATTTACCACGACATGAATAATACTGAGATAGAAGAGGTCGCCGCCACATTTACTCCGATGTTCATCGCATAAAAATAAAAGTTAAAAAGTCACTTTGAAAGTAACTTTGTGTAAGTATAATATAGATATGCCTCGTAAATATACAAAAAAATCAGATTATTGGAATCAGTTTTCTTCTGGCAATGAAGATAGTTCAGAATCTTTGGAGAACTTAGTTCAGAAAAACGCTTCAGAGCCTCAATTAGTTGGAGATCCTTTTTACACTTTTAACAGTAATGCTGCTTACAGCAGAACTGGTGGCGACTCATCAACTAATCTCAGAAGAAATAGAGTATCAACGGGGCCAAAAATTAATAAATACGCAAATATTAGAGAAGGATTATTGCCATTTGAAATGTCTATCAATGGCTATAACGTTAGAGATGCGATTGAGTTGTGCCAAAAAGCTTATGCGAATGTTGCCATATTTAGAAATGCTGTTGACATCATGTCAGAGTTCTCTAATGCAGAAATTAATTTAGAGGGTGGCAGTGCAAAAGCTAAAGACTTCTTCTATAAATGGATGAAGTATGTAAAAATCTGGAAAGTAAAAGATCAATATTTTAGAGAATATTATCGAAGCGGAAATATCTTTTTTTATAAACTAAATGCCAAATTCACTTTAGATGATTTCCAGTCTATTATTAAATCGTATGCTAATGCTGATGGTTTATCGTATGATAGTATAGAAAAGATTTATAATTATCCTACCCCTTTCGATGTTAAAAATTCTATTCCTATTCAATACACATTATTAAATCCTTTTTATGTTGTTGCGAATAGAACTTCTTCTTGGAGGCAAGTTATTTATGAGAAGATGCTTTCTGAATATGAATTAGAAAGATTGCAAAACCCTAAGAACGAACAAGATAAACTTATCTTCGAGAGTTTAGACCCAACAACAAAAGATAAAATTAAAAATGGTCAGTGGGCTCAAGATGGATTAAAAATTCAATTGAATCCTACTGATATTATTTATTCTTTTTATAAGAAACAAGATTACGAGCCATTTGCTGTTCCGTTTGGCTTTGCGGTATTAGATGATATAAATTTCAAGTTAGAAATGAAGAAGATAGATCAAGCGATCTGTCGTACAATTGAAAATGTTATTCTTTTAATCACTTTAGGAACTGAACCTTCTAAGGGCGGCATCAATCATAAAAATATTTCTGCGATGCAGTCTTTATTAAGTAATCAATCTGTTGGGCGCGTGTTAGTTGCAGATTATACAACTAAAGCTGAATTTATTATCCCTGATATGAATAAAGTTTTGGGATATGAAAAATATAAAGTTGTTAATGAAGATATTAAAGAAGGTTTACAAAATATTTTAATTGGTTCTGAAAAGTTTGCAAATACTACAGTTAAAGCTCAAGTATTTTTTGAAAGATTAAGAGAAGCTAGAAATGCTTTCTTAAACGATTTCTTGCAGCCAGAAATGGAATTAATATTTAAGAATTTAGGATTTAAAGGAAAATGTCCTGTAGCTAAGTTTGAAGAAGTATCCATTAAAGACGAAACTCAATTTAATAGAGTTGTTACCAGAATGATGGAACTTGGAATCTTGCCTCCTGAAGAAGGAATCAAGGTTATTGAAACTGGCATTTATCCTTCTGGAGAAGAACTTGCTGCTGCTCAAGAAAAATTTGTCGAGCAAAGAAAGAAGGGATTTTATAATCCTATTGTGGGTGGTGTGCCAAGCATTACTCCTCCTATGCCGGGTGATGATGAAGAAGAACAAGCTGATGTAGCTCCTCAACCTATTAAGAATAATGTTCCTAATGAAGTTGGTCGCCCAATTGGAACAACCAAAGCAAATGTTTATTCAAGAGAAGCTATTTCAGAAGTTTTTGATTTAACTAAGAATTTATATAGCGATGTGCAATCTTTATTAAAGAAAAAATATAATAAAAAACGTTTAAGCACAGATCAGAAGAAGTTGGCTGAAAGCATTAGTGAAGCAATTATAATTGGGTCAAATAGTTCTGATTGGAGTGCTACTGCTGAGAAGGTTTTAAGTGATCCTTCTACTCTTGATAGTTTAGGTATTATGAAAGCTGTGCAAGAGCTTGCAGCAGAACACGATTTGAATACTTACGCTGCAGCTTTATTATATCACAGTAATAATAAATAAGTGTAATAAATATTATGTATAAGTACACAACGCGGTTCAGTAATGTTGTCACTGCTTCAGTAAATTTCGATAATAATTTGCTGTTGTCTCAGGCATCGTTGGAGCCTATTAAGGGTTTAATACCTAAGTCAGTTAACTTAGAGAAGAATGTAGATTTGATTGGAGCAGCATTTAATGGTGCTGTAGTTAATGCTTTTAACAAAAATGGTGATGGAATTGATACTGATACCGCGATTGAATTTAAAAACTATTTTATACATAAGCCGACTAATATAGAGCATAAAAAGCAAAAAGTTGTGGGTCACATCGTTAATTCGGCTTTCTCCTCTTTTGGAGAGAATAAAATTTTAACTGATGATGATGTCAAAGGGTCGTTAGATCCTTTTAATATTGCTTTAGCTGCTGTTGTTTACAAAACTGTAGATAAAGATTTTGCTGAAGCACTTTTAGAATCTAATGATCCTGATTCAAACTTGTACCAAAAAATAAGCGCAAGCTGGGAGATAGGATTCAATGATTATTATATCGCTTTGGGTAGTGATAAGCTTAATCAAGCTGAAATCATTACGAAAAAAGAACAAATAAATGAATTTAAAAAATATCTACGAGGGTTCGATGGAAATGGGTTCACAGATGATGGAACTCCAGTTTATCGCCTTGTAACTGGGAGAATTTATCCGTTAGGTATAGGTTTTACTACCAATCCTGCGGCAAATGTAAGTGGCGTAATTATTGACGATGGAACTCAAGACTTAATGGATAAAAACGATGCGAATAATCAAGACGGTGATATTAATACACCTGAAGTATTAAAAATTCGCGAAAATTTTTCACAAAAAGAAAAACAACCTGTAAATATAACCAAAACTAATATTATGGATTTAGAACAGATATTATCAGATTTAAAGACCGTCCTTGCTGAGAAGCAGACGAAAGAATCATTCAGCGAAGAGGCAGTTGCAAGCATCTCTGCAAAAATCGCTGAAAGCATCAAGGAAAAGAGCGAAGAAATTCAATCTAAAATTGTTTCCGCTGAAGAAGCTAAGGCAGCTGCTATTGCAGAAGCCGAAGACTTGAAAAAGACTTTAGCTGAAAACGGCGAAAAATTAGATAGTGCTCTTTCTAAAATTAACGAGTTAGAATCTATTCTTTCTTCTCAAGCCGCTCAAGAATTATTCAATTCTAGAATGAGCATTCTTGATACTGAATATGATTTTGATGACGCTGACCGTAAGTTGTTAGCTGAAGAATTAAACACTTTAGATAGCTCAGAAGAAGCTTTTGCTTCTTTTCAAGAAAAGGCCGCTGTGATTTACCGTCACAAAAGCAAGGCATTCAAAGACGAGCAAGAAAAGATTTTCCAAGAAAGATTAGAAGCCGAATTAGCTAAGCGTATTCAGAAGACTGAGGAAGTCGAAGTCGCTGAAGCTTCTGTCGAAACAACTGAGACTGCGGAAGTTGAAGTTGAAACTGCATTAGCAAACGCACAGGCTGAAGAAGCTTCTTTACCTGCTCAGAATATCGAGCCTACTGAAGAGAAGGTTTCTTGGAAAGATAGATTAAGTAAGGCTTTTTCAAAAGAAAATATAACAATTAACTTTTAAAGGTTATGGCACTAAGATTATATCCATTCAGACAGTACAGCGAGCAAGATGTCATTAACTTGTTTGCAAGCGACACTGCTGATACCAATCCATCTACAAATGGTAATGGTTCAGCTGGTGTATTCGTAAAAGTTTCAGCCGGTAATTTGGATCAAGATCCTATTACTTATGCTACAAACGGTTATTTAGGCAAAACTGATTATCCATTTATTGGAGCTGCTCAGTATCCTTCTGTTCCTTTAACTTTCACAGCGGCTACCGCAGGAACTCCTGTTCTTGGTATTACGTTAAATCAGACAGTTTTAGAGGACGAGAACGGTGAGAAGCTTCTCTATAACCCTGTTAAAGCTGCAGAGTTACAGGCTTGTTTAAGTGGTCAGGCAGTTCCTGTCGCAAGTCGCGGTATGTTCACTTTAGCTGATACAGCAATTGACTGGGAAGACGCCAACATGGTTGTCAACTCTCACTTGTTAGTTTCTGCTAATGCTGGTAAAGTATCAGGTTTAGCTCCTTCAGCTGCTGGTCCATTCACTGGTGATTACACCATTGTTGGAAGAGTTTTAGCTACTGGTCAGCGTGTTTCTCAGAATGGTGAAAGCGATTACTTCGCCGGAACTACAACTGGAAAATATGCTTTAGTTCAAATCGATTGTGTGAACCCAACCTCACTGTAATTAGAAAGGCTTTAATAATAATATGAAGATAGTTTTAAAAAGAACAGATGAACAGGTTGAGTTAATCAAAGCTTTGGCATCAAAAAATCGTGAAGTAGCCTATGACGCTCAAGTCGCTTTGGCTGAATTCATTGGTCCTGTTTTAGCCGAAGTTATTAATAACGCTCCAACTGTTTCTAACTTATTTACAAGTTTACAATTCAACGCAGAAGATAACCCTTCGATTCCTTTGGATTTATACTATGATGTTTTCGACGAAGATTACATCAAGGTTTATTCTCAGTCTGTCGCTGGTGGTCTTCCTCAGAATATCGTTCAGCCTACTGCTTCTGAACTCAAAATCGCAACCTATCGTTTAGATAGCGCTGTTGCTTTTGATAAGAAGTACGCTGCTAAGAGTCGTTTAGATGTCGTCAGCAAGTCCTTCACTCGCGTAGCTCAAGAAGTTATGTTGAAGCAGGAAAGAACTTCTGCTAACTTGCTCATGACTGCATTAGCAAATGCTTCTACAGGTGGCGCTAATCACGTTATTCGTTCTGCTGCTGCTAATCGTTTCGTCCTCGAAGATTTAAACAAGTTGTTCACCAAGATCAAGAGAATTAATTCTTCTTTCGTTGGTGGAACTCCTTCTGGAGCTCGTAGAGGTTTAACTGACCTCATCGTTTCTCCTGAAATCGTCGAGCAAATCCGTGGCATGGCCTACAATCCAATCGGTACTAAGGGTCCTGATTTAACATCTGATCCTGCTGCTGGTGATGGCTCTGGTCTCACAGCTCCTGATTCTGTTCGTAATCAGGTCTTCGGTCAAGCTGGATTGCCTGAGTTCTTTGGTGTTTCCATTATGGAAATCTTGGAACTTGGTGATGGCAAGAAGTTCAATACCATCTTTGATACCGTTGCTGGTTCTACTAGCTATGACGGTCACTATGCAACAGGTGGTAGCGCTGGTGCTTTCAATGGAGCTTCTGAGCAGATTGTTGTTGGTCTTGACAGATCTCGCGATTCTCTTATTCGTGCAGTTGCTGTTGATTCTGATACAGGTTCTGAATTCACATTACAAGCTGACGATCAGTATACTCTTCGTCAGAACAAAATCGGATACTTTGGCGCTCTTGAAGAGGGACGTATGGTCCTCGACAATCGTGCGCTTGTTGGTCTTATCGTTTAATATCAACCAGATCCACTATGGGGGTGCTACTCGAAAGGGTAGCACCCTTTTTTATTGAATTTTAATTTTAAAGTTTATAATAATATATATGGCTAAAAAATCTACGAATAAGAAAAAGTCTGAGCTTGATGATTTGAATTTTGCTGATGGCAAGGTTCATGAAGATCCAGATATTGCAAGAGTTAGGCAGTTGGAAAAAGCTTTGGGTATTGAGAAATCAAATCCATTTGGAACAACTAGTCTAGAAATCTTTAAAGAAAAATTAAGTGAAATGACTAATATTGATTTGCAGCACATGTGCGAAAAAGTAGGAATATTCGCTAGTGGTTCGAGGCAAGATATTAAGTCTAAATTATTAAGAGAATTTAAATCTACTAATAAGGGTTCTATCGGAATGACAGTCGAAAACCCTGCAGTACAGTTAGATCCTAATAATCCTGAACACCAAAAAGTTCTTAAAATATTAGGAGAAATTTAGTATTTCTTCTTTTTTTATTATATTGAGTGTAAAGTAAGGTGTGGCAACGCAACTTACTGTAATTAGAGGAGATAGATTAGAAACTCAAACTATTAATTTATCTTCCTCTGTAGATGATTTTACTGATTTAGTTTGTACCGGACAATTGCGCCCTCATCCTGATGGTGATTTAATTTATCAGTTCGTTCCTACTGTAGAATACGCAGCTCCACTTAGTGGATCTGTGTATTTTAATATTCCGGGCAATGATACGAAGAATTTTCCTCCTATAAATTTATATGGTGATGTTCATTTTACTTGTACAGGAGATTCTACTAGCGGCGTTTATAATCAAACATTATTCGAGTTCAGATTAGATGTTAAAGCTGACGTAACTCAGTTATAAGGATAAAATATGGGAGAGATTGATGTAAATTTATCTTCAAGAAAAAATCAGATAGATATTAATCTAGCTGCTGAAGATGAAATAGATGTAAGTGGCATTCAAAGAGGTCCAGCTGGTACTAGTGGAACCTCTGGAACAAGCGGTACGTCAGGCACTAGTGGAACTTCAGGCACTTCTGGCACTAGTGGCACTTCAGGGACCAGCGGAACTTCTGGAACTAGCGGAACTTCTGGAACTAGTGGTACATCAGGAACTTCAGGAACATCAGGGACTAGTGGTACTTCAGGAACTTCAGGTACATCAGGAACCAGTGGTACATCAGGAACTTCAGGAACTTCTGGTACGTCAGGAACATCAGGAACATCAGGGACATCTGGCTTAGATGGTAATTACGGTGGTTTATCATTTAAATATAATTTCTCGACAAGCACAGCAGATCAGAATCCCGGCGCGGGAGATTTTGCATTTAATTCTTCTACTCAAGCTTTAACGACTAGAATTAATATTAGCAGTGAAGATATATATGGTTCTGATATCGCTGCATTTTTAAGAACAATTGATGATTCTAATTCTGGAGTAAAAGGTCATTTAATAATTACAAAGTTATTTGATCCAGAAAAATTTATTCTTTTTACATTAAGTGCCTCAGTAGAATATTCTGGATACTTTAAAATAACAGTTTCAAGGGTAGATAGCTCTGAAACAAATCCATTTTCAAATAGTGATGATTGTATAATTAGCTTTGCTAGAACTGGTGATGCTGGAACTAGTGGCACATCAGGAACATCAGGTACTTCTGGAACATCAGGGACTAGTGGTACATCTGGAACAAGTGGTACTTCAGGAACTTCTGGTACTAGCGGAACTTCTGGAACCTCTGGTA